CAAATGTATTTAATCCATCTACTAAAGCTTTAGCCTCACTATCTCTTGACACAGTTTGAGAACCTATAAAACCCGATTGATACCTAATAGCCATTATGTTTTACCGTAATAACCGCTGTCATATTTAGCTTTTGTGTTTACTCCAGCTCCAGCGATTTTAAGAGCCATTGCAGTTTTACTTGGCATTACAGGTTGTTTAAGTGATGCGTAAGATCTTTCCATAGCTCTGTAAGCATCTGTATAGCCAAATATTGTTTGTGTATTAATATCTTCAACTGCTGCTTTTTGAGTTAAGAAATCTGATTGATAATCATAACCAATATCTCTTAATACAGCATTTATGTTTGCATTACCTTTTTCAAGTCCTGCTAAATAACCTTCACTTTGTTTTTTAATTAATTCTGTTTCTTTCTTTTCTTTTTGTATAGCAATTTCTTTTTGTTTTTGTTGCTGCTCTATATCTAATTTACCTAAGTCTGATAAGTAAGCCATTTCTGCTGACTTTCTAGCTTTCTCATTATTTTCTCTCTGTATACGAGCTCTATCTTTAGCATCGTCATATTCAGCTTTTGCTGATATAGTTTGAACTGCAAAATTTGTTACAGCCATTGCCATTGGATTACACATTACTATTTTTTCTTTCTCTTGAGATTAATATAAAATTTTTATTTTTAATTCCTACTTTAACTTTTTTAACTGGTTTAAAACCACACAGTTGCAACCATTTTAAAGACAACCAATTTTTTTCATAAACATAATTATAAATAATTTTGTAGTCTTGTTGCAAAACATCTAACCAATATTTACTTTCAATATAAAAACGTCTTGGAAACTTTTTTAGTTCTTCTGAACACAACAACCAAATAACTCCATAACCTTTATTTTCTAAACAATCACTGACACCAAACATTGCATAAACATAACCATCATCATCTACGATAGAATAATTTTTACCATTTTGTGTTTGAAACGCTGACATCAATGCACCTATTGGTGATATGTTATGTGAGTATTTAATTTCTAATTTATCTAATTTTCTAATATGCTTTGATAATACTATTGCATCTTCTAGTATAGCTTCACGAACAAACGGTACTGCATTAGGCACGTTGTGATCTTCTGTAATAAAATCCCTCCATCTCAGCTCCAACAATGTTTGCTGGTAAATAAGATGAAGTTTTTAATGTTACAGAGTGTTGTGTATTTTGTGCTTGTACAGGTATTCTAAATGTTCCTGTTGTAATAACTGGGTTACCAATAATAGAAGTAGAATTATCAATAATATATCCGTTAAATGAATATGTTTTATCTGTTCTGTTATTATGTGAAACTGTTGCTTGAAAGAAACCAGTATTAACATAGTCAAAACTCATAGTTCTAACTTGTAATCTTCCACTTGTTAAAGCAGTTAAACCACCTTGTTTACCTGGTTCTCTTAAATATTGTGTTGATAGTGTATATAAAGTTTGAAAGTTAAATCCTAAATAAGCTGATGCAACATTACCTTTTACTGTAACAGTAGTGCCAGATTGACTATTAATACTTATATCTGCGCCATTAGTAGCATTTATACATTGTAAACCAGTGTTGACTGTATAAGGCATTGTGAACGTTGTAAGTCCAGTTGCAGCATCATAAGTTCCACTTAGTTTAACTCTTTGATCTAAATAAATATTAATACCTAAAGTATCATCTTCTAAGTTTCTTAAATCAAGCTTATATAATTTACAATTTTGTCTTTCATTAGCTAATATATAAACACTAGATTCATACGTTATTGCACTAATAATTTGTACACCCGCAAAATCCCAATATGACCAAGCACTTTGTACTTTTTCATTTGCGTTCCAAAAATATTTATAAACATATAAGCGGTTTGCATTTGTTGGTGACACATTACTTGATGCTGTATAAGGTGCTAAATTACTATCAAGACCATCATCAACTAAAGCTAATATAGTATCTTCAATTGTATTTGATATTAACTTATAACAATTAGTTGGTATAAAAGTTGGTACACCTACTGTTATATCTGCAGCATCATTATTAGATGTATCTGGTTCTACAAAGTATTCTTGTACTGCTGTACTTGCACCTTTAGCTTGAGTAAAATAAATATAATTACCCGCACCTACTGGTGTGACTTTTGGGTCATGTTGAAACCTAGTTGATAAAGTAATACCAGTTCCACTCGGTGAATATCCTGCTTCTGTTGCTTCAATTTTAAATTGAGCTCTATCTGAAAAACAAAGTAATTCTTCGTTGTAAGGTATTACATGTTTTAAAATACTAACTTCATTTGAACTTGCAGCTAAATCAATTGGATCTGTATCTAGTTGAGCTGCAACTGATGTTGCAAAGAAATTATAATAAGAACCAGCTTCAGAAAATATAATATTTTCATCTGCTAATAAAATTAGTCTATTTTTATAAAAAGAAATATTGTTAACTGTTTTGTCTACAAATGTTGGATTTGGGTTTGTATCACTATCTCCACTTATTCTGTCAGTCCAAGTTAATGGTGCATAAGTAAATGAACCATTAGTTTCTCTAACTATTGCATGAGGCATTGTTGCCGCATCAAGTGATGTTTTAGTTCCAGGACCAATAGTTTCTGACCAAACACCGTTACCAGAAAATGATACATAATATTCTGAATCTGTTTCACCTTCATCACCTGTAACTTTAATTATAGTTCCTATTGGTGCGTAGTAAGGTAATTTAGTAAAATCATTTACTTCATCTCTAACTGTATACATAGCTGTATCACCAGCTCCATCAGATGATGTAATTGTAAAGTTAGCATTATTATCTGTAGGTTTAATATGTAATACAGAGTCATATTGAGTAACTGTAAAATAACTTGATATTGGTGATGCGTTTAATGCAGTTCCACCATAAGTTCCTGGTGAACCACCACTATGTGTTCTAACTGCTGTTGCAATTTTAGCTGTATCTCTAAGTCCACCTTGAGTTGCTACATTATCACCTGGTGGCATTGTAAATGAACTTGTAATTGGATTACCACTGTTCATACTTGGGTGACTTAAAGTTACACTATAAGTTCTACCGTAATTTGCATTTTTAAATGAAACTAAAGCTTCATTAACTTTTGCAGCAGTAGTTGCACTAGTCATTGCAGGCTTAATAGATTTATTTAAAATAAATGTATAATCACCAACACTAACAAATTTAAAGTCTTCTTTTGGATTTGTGGACGCTAAATAGCTAGAGCCTGATGAAATGTTTGTAGTTTGCTCTGTTCCACTAAGATTAAATACTTTAATTCCACCATTATAAACAGTAATTATATATTGATTATTACCATCTCTTATAAATGGGTGAACTGCTGTATTTGTTGAATACGCTTGATTTGAAGAAATATTAGCTACAAATTCTAATGGTGGCCTTTTACTTAAACCTTTTACAATAGAACTTTGTGCATTTACTTGAGCTTCTGCTTGAGTAATATTTCTTTGCGTAGGATTTTGTTGCGATATTCCATTAACTAAATTTGGAATAGAAGTTGATACTACTGTCATTAATAAAACCTTCGATGATTATTTCTAAATACGATACGGTTTGCTACGTCTCCTTTTAGAATATTTTGTTTTTCATTAGCTGCATCTAATTGTTCACAAGTAGTAAGTGCTGCTAATTCGTCTGCTTCACTAAAACCAGCTAATTCTTTTGAGCCTAAATATCTTGCTTGAAATCTACGACCAGCTACAGTTACAACATATCTTCTTGCAAATTCTGGTAATTCAGTAAATGGTAACAATATAATCATATCAACTTTAACAGCTGCATCAAAAATATCTGTGTGTTTTTCTTTGTTGTATAAAAATCCGTTTCTTATTATTACTTTTAAAGTTGAGTCTTCTGGTCTTGTAGTTAACCATACACAATTTGATGGTACTGGAATTTTACTGTTACTATCTATAGCTAAAGAATAACTTTCTTCAGTATTAAAATTCCAACCTTTACTTTGCACTGATACAGAACTTTCATCTAATATTTGTTTTGCAATAGAAACATCTGATCCAATATTAGTTGTAATAGAAGATACTGGTGCTTCACCAATAATACTTAAGATAGTATTAATAGCTTGTAATTCACTTGTATTTGTTATTTGTGTAGCCATATAATTTTAAATTTTGTGATTGTTTGGAAGGCGAGTTGTCTGTGTTTCCTCGCCTCCCAATAAAAGAACGCAATAAAAAATTACGCTTCTTTAATACCTACTGCTGCTTCTGGTCTTAGGACGCCATGACCCATAGCGTACTTAGCAACCATTAACGTACCTTGTCTTCTGATGTCATATTCCATCTCAGTTGCAAGATTCATAAGCTGAACCGTACCCGCTGCTGATGGGTGTGACACTAAACAAACGTAGTTTGCTAAGTTAACAGCTTGAGGTGTTGAACCACCTTGAGTTGCTGAACCTGCATCTACACCAGTAGTGATGTTAGAAGCAACGAAATGTGCAGTTGGAATTAACTCAATTCCAGCTACTCTCATAACTTTACCTTCTGCTACTCCACCGTTAGCTCCACCACTAAAGTCAATGTTAACTGCATTAGTTGCGTTTGCTAATTTGTAGTATTCTTCAAGTCTAATAAACGCTTTTCTACCTTCTTTTGGAACGTAGTGAGAGTCTAAAGCTGAAGCTGCATCAAACAATGAATCGATCATTGCGTTTGCTGCTGTCGCTGCTGTTGCTGACGCAATACCAGTATTAGTTAATACTGTTCCTGCATCTCCACCAGTGATATTAGCTGCTGCTTGTGCTGCTTGTCCAATAGTTTGCAAAACGTGTTTGTCTTTTTGGAAAGCTAAAGCTCTGCCAATTTCGCTACTGTAACTTGAACGAACATCCCAATGGTTTTTAGCTTCTTCGATATTTGAAAGAAACGCGGAACTTACTAAAAGATCGTTAATTGTAATAACTTTCTCATTGTGGTTCACGTCTGATCCAACGATCTCTGCGCCTGGTGTGTGATATGCCGCAGAAATTCTTCCCATTACTGGAAACGATGCTGACTTACCGTTAGAGATAGATCTAACCATCTCTGCTCCTTGCGTTACACTAGATCTTTCGAAAGCTGTTAAAACCTCTCCCGAAAACACCTTAAGAAATAACGCATCTTCTGATCCACTAGCATTTACTCGTCCAATACTAGCAGGTGTTGCATTTGCCATAATATACTCCTATTTGTTATTATGTTTGTTATTAATTAAAGAGAAACATTTTCCGTTTTATTTTCAGGGTTGTCGTCCGCAGACGGCCAAGTTTTATTATCTAATTATGTTTACTCAGTTGCCACCTAATAAGGTTGCACAACTATTTTAGCATTTCCACTTACTTAAAGCTAAAGCTTTTCTAGTAGGCTTGCCATTTTTTCTCATTGGTCCTTTAACTCCACTCATACGAGCACAAAAACTTTTTTTTCTTCCTGCAGCTTTTGAACCTGCTTTAGGTTTACCTGTTACAGGTGCTTTAAGTTTATGTCCTTTAGAATTAAAGTGTTTTCTTCCGGCGGCATTTAAGCCACCAGAAGGACTTTGGTATTTTTTAGCTACCACTTATTTTTTCTTTTTAGGAAAACCTTTTTTCATATTTGAATAGGCTTTCTTCGATATTGTACTTTTAGACTTAGGTCTAGAAGTGCCGGCTTTTTTACGTTTATTAATATTATAATAGAGTCCTTTTTTAGCCATTACTACCTCTTAGCTTTTTTAATTTTCTTTTTTAAAAATGCTGGCAAAGTTTTTTGTTTCTTTGTTAAAGTCTTTTTCTTTTTACCTTTTGATTTATACATAGTCTCTCCTATAGATTACTGTTACTTAGTTTACTTTGTACTTCTGCTTGATATGCAGGGTCTTTAGTGTATCTTGGATCGGCCATAGCTTCTGTAACTTGAGCCCAAGACTCAAAACCATTAGAAGTTGTTGATGCTTTTCCTTGCACTAAATTAGGTTCTTTTCCAGCTTCCATACGAGCTTTTAATCCTGTTACAGCTAACTTAACTGACGCAACATCTCTACCATTAACAGTATTATTATAAGCTGATATTTCTTCAGCACTTAAATTTTCTTTAGCCCACTCCATCATACCTTTGTACTGTTCATTACCACCAACAATATTTTTGATATCTGTTTCTATATTTTGTGCTAAAGCAGTTTGACCGTCGATGTAAGCATCAATAATATTTTTATCAATACCAACCGCATTTAATTTATTAATACTATCTTCTGATAATTCACCATTGGTATCATATTCACTTTGCAAAGCAGTCATATCTAAACCAGCTTGAGCTACTGCTTCTTCAGCTTTAGCTTCTATTTCTAAACCTTTATCTTCTGTTTTAGGCTGACTAATTTTCTTTTCTAACTCTTGATACGATTTAATTAAATCTTCTTGTGTATCAAATTTACCTAATATTTTTTCATTAGGTTGTTCAACTTTTTCTTCAGTAGTAGTTTCAGCAGGTGCTTCAACTTTTGGTTCTACTGGTTCTGGTGTTTCCACCTGTACTTTTTCTACCATTAATTTCCTCCTGGTATTTGCTGTACAGCTTGTGATATTTGTTCAGGAGTTACTGAACCATCTCTAACTCCGTCAATAGCGCCTTGAATTGCAGGACCCATGCCTTGATCGATAGCAGCTTGACCTGCTTGATCTGTTTGAGCTTGTTGCTGTTCTTGTGCTATTTGCTCTTCATCTTTAATTAATCCCTCAGTATCAATACCGTGTGAAGTAGCGATTCTAGTTATTAAATCATTAATATTAATTAATTCAGCTGCTTGTGGATTTACTCCAGCTAATGCAGTCATATCTTGAACAAATTCTCTTAATTTTTGTAAGTCATTACCTCTACCTAAAGCTTCTACACCAGTTATAATTGTTGGCTGTATACTTCCTTTTGGTAATTTAGGTATCATCTGTTTTGCAGATAATCTTTTCATTAACAAGTTAACTAAAGGTAATTGTAATTCTTGTGACAACAATGAATATATACCACCTAAAGCTGACTCTAATTCATTTGCAAGTTTTCTAATTTCTTCTGCAGTTACTCTTTCAGCATCTCTTGTTACTGCACTTTGTAATAAGAAATCATAAGAAAGTCTTTCTGCTATTGTATTAATAGTTCTTTCAACTATTTGTAAATCGTATTGTTTTTCAGTTTGTAAAACTGCAACATCATCTCTAACACCAGTAATAATATCACCATTATCAGATTCAACTAAATCTCTTTTTTTAGTTAATGCATTTGGTTTAACCATAAACACTACTTTTGAAGATGCTGCTGCTGACTCTAATAAAGCTTTAGATAAACCTTCAATCGACTTTAAGTCTCCAAGAAACTCCTCACAGTATGATCGCCCATAATCCTCAGTGTCCACTCTAATCATACGAAGTGGTATGTACGGTAAATCATCTTCTTTATAAGTTCCGTAACTGCCTGGTATTTCTACTTTGTTGCACTCTTGATAACCTGAGTACTTTCCATCTTCTTGTCTTTTAATACAAGTATATAAATCTATTTCTTCATCTGCATCTGTAACCTGACAAGCAGCTCTTACTTCAACTGATAAACTTAATGGCGATACACTTTCTTTAATTACTATTTCTAATAAGTTACCTTGACTATCTCTTTTAATACAATACTGACTTAATGGATAAATTTTCATTTGACCATCTTTTGGAAAATGTACCAAAACATTACCAGTAATAATTAAATGTTTTAATGCACTAAAGACAGGTACACGTAATGCACTCTGTTCAATAGCATTCATTACTTCTCTTTCAATTTTAGCTAAAGATTTTTCTACACTAGTTTTTAATTTAGGGTCCTGTTCTAATTCTTCTCTAACTTTACCTGATAAACTTAATCTAAAAAATGGTGCATTTGGTGGAAGTAATAATAATAATAATTTTGACGCTAAGTTGTTAACACCTCTAGAACCTACAGATTGATATGGTGTATATAAGTCATCACTACTACCAAATCCTTCGTGTGGGAGTATAGCTGGTAAAGTTAACTCAGCACACTCTCGTCCTCTATCTAAAAACTCATCTCTTTTGACAGATAACTTATTGTATAATTTACTTAAATTATTATTTTTTTGTTCCATTAAATTTAGTTAATTAAGATGGTATATTTAGACCAGAGTTACCAGAGGTCATCACATCAGTTCTTAAAGACTTCTTGCCAAGTTTTTTAGCTTTTTTCTTCTTAGCATTTTCTTGACCTTCAGTCTCAATAGCTAGGTCTAATTCAGGTACTTTCGTATCTGCTACTGGTGTAGGAACCGGAGCCGGAGCTGGTGGTGGTGGTGCTGGCATTTTAGGTCTTCTAGGTGCACACATAATTTATTTCCTTTTTAATATATTGTCTGTTTGTTTTGATTTTAAAAAATCTACAACCGATCGTTGACCACTTTTAAAAAATATCATTCGTTCACTTTCTTTTAAATCAGCACATTGATCTGGAAATAATTTGTCTAATTCCTTAATCAAATCGTCTGTTTTAAGTGGTAACGTAAACTCTTCGTTTTTAGCCATAAATTGTTTATTTTTATCTAAACATGCTACTATTTGTTAGATTTTTTAGCTTGTTCGGTTTTTATTAAATAGTCTAAATAATTTTTAGCTTTTAATAAATCTTCTAAACCATTTTTTGAACGCCAACGAGAAACATATTTGACAACATTACCCTCATTATAATCAAGTTTATTAGCTGTTATGTAATCTCTTGGTTGGATTTTTAATTGATTGTAGTGTTTTGGATCTGTTGGATTAGACACTTGGCCTCCACATTCTTATCTTTTTAGATTTAAAATCATAGTCACCATGCTGCAATATGTAAGCTAGTCTTGCTTGTAGTAGTGCATCTTCTTTTGTTAACTTAGCTTTAATAAAAGACTCTTCTATTGCTGACCACAAATTTTTAGTATTAAGTATTTGAGCTGCTTTTACTGGTCCAACACCGGGCACTCCTGGAAAGTTATCAACACTATCACCGCACAAAGTTTGTAAAGCATGATTGTATTTAGCTTTCTTTTTAGTTATCTTTTCTACTGTTTCTAAATCTATAGATATATTTCCTGGTATAGTTTTTAAATCTTTATCTATAGATACAATTATTTTATTACCTTTAATATTTGGATCAGTAGCAAATATACCCATTAAATCATCAGCTTCTAATCTAGGCTCACTAATAGCTTCGTGTTGTTCAAACAGATACCTTTTTATTTCGCGTAAACAAGTTGGTTTTCTTTTATTAGTTCTGTTTAATTTGTATGCTGGATATATTTGTTTTCTAAAATTATTAGTATCAGATAAAAATATATAAAGTTTTTTAGCACTAAAATTATTAGTTATATTTTTTAAATAATCTTCTACTTTACTTTTACACTCATTAAAGTCTGTGTGTAATGTCCAGAAGTCATCACCCCAGTTTATAGCTTTTTCACTATTACTAGCTATAGTATAAGCTAGTATGTCACCATCTATTAATAATACATTTTTCATATTGTTGTTTTGTTGATTGTTGATATGTAGTTTGCAAGTGTGTATAGTTCTTCTGCAGTCGCATCTCGTTTTAGAGTATTAGCTCGTGCTGAAATCCATTGTACGTTACCTTTAACGTAACCTTTTGAATTGTTAATTCTATCTAATGACGGGGAAAATTTATTTAGACCACCACCAAATACTAATGGTGTTTTAAACACAGGGCATTTGTGATCTTTAGGATATAACTTAATAACCTGTAATAACGTTATTGTATGTTTTAATTTTTTTATTTTAGCTCTGCGCTGTGATGCTTGCCAAGCTTGCGTTATGCAAATAATTTTAAAGTAACTAGATTTAACCCAACGTTCAGAAACTCTATTTTTACGGGTTCGCAAATTTAAATAAGTCCAACCATTTTCTGTATAACCACGTGTTAAAATTCTACCGCTTAAATTTCTACTAATGTATTGCTTTCCAGGTATGGCCAATGTTGCTATCTCCAGTAAGTGGAACTCTTAGTTTAGATCTAACTCCAGCTCTTTCGATAGCTTTTATTACTTCTTGTTTAATAAAATCTTCTTTACCTTTTTTAACTTCTAATATTAATTCATCATGAATCCATGCAACTAATTTACAATCATCATTTAAAAATGATTCACACTCAGCTATCCAATACTTACTAGCTATTGCAGCACCACTTTGTAATAAACTATTTAATGCACTATGTTGTGACCTACAAAATATTCGTCTACCATCAAGTGCACCAATCTCTCCGTTAGCTGCAACTTCTTGTACTTTAGTTACTAACTGTTTTAATGCAGGTATCTTTTTTAAAAACTTATCTTTTAATTTAAAACCTTCTTCTGTTGTTGTACCCATAACTTCACCTAGTTTCTTTCCACCTCCGCCATAGAGAAATGTGTACATAAATCTTTTTGCTAACCATCTTTCTTCTTGTTTTAAACCCAATGCTTGTAATGTTCTTGTATGTATATCTCCATTGATAACATCATCAGCATACTCACCACCATCATAAGCAGAAATATAATGACCTAATATTCGTAATTCTATTTGTGACATATCAGCTCCAACTAAAACATGACCTTCACTTGCGCAAAATAACGAACGACACTCCGGACCATATTCTAAAATAACTGCAGGTACTTGTGCTAAGTTAGGATTACTGTGTGTAGCTCTACCTGTAATAGCACCATTAATATTTATTGAACCATAAACTCTATTTTGTTTTTCTAATTTTAACCAAGCATTATTACCTTCAGCTATTTGTGCTATACGTTTTTGTATCATAAAATACCTTGATAACACTTTAGCTTCTGGCCACTCTAACTCTTTTAAAATTTCATCATCAACTTTAGCTCTACCATCTGGTGTAAATTCTTTTGGTTTCCAATTACGATTTTCTTTTAATCTAAAAGCAATATGATCTCTTGAGTTAGGATTAAATTGTATTTCTTTCTTTTTAATAAAAGCAACACCAGCTTTATAACCCATTTTTTTATTATCTCTTTTAGGTACAAACTTTGTTTCTTCAATCCAAGGCGGAAAATACTTTTGTAATTCTAATCCTAGTTTTTCTCTTTCTGCTGATAAATCAGAATATAATTTTTTAGCAGCATCAGTATCAAAGCCAATACCATTGGCCATCATTTGAGTACATAACAATTGTACTTTGTGTTCTAAGTTTAAAGCTTCATCTGAATATTCTTTACTTAATATTTTATTATAAAGTGTATGAGTTACATGAACATCTTGCTCACAATACTCTAGCATTTCAGGTGTAAATGTGTCCCATGATTGTGGCTTTTCACCTTTGTGCATTTTAAGTCTGTAACCCCAAGCTTTTAATGACTGTGAACCTATTAAGTTTTTAGGAAAACCAGTGTGCATTAATTTAAAATCTATTTCTTTTACATGCGCATATATTAAACGAGTTGCTACAAGTGTATCAAACAGTTCAGCTTTAGGTCTAAACTTTAATATTTTTTCTATAACAGGAATATCAAATGCTATGATGTTATGACCTATTAACATCTTTGCATTTTTAATTTTTTCAATACAAATATTTAAGTCTGTAAATACTTCGTTAGTATTAATATCTTTTATTACTATGCAATGTATTTTTGTAACTTTTTCTAATAAGTTATCGCACTCTAAGTCTAAAATATAATTCATTAATTTAACCTCACATATCTAACTTCAATCATAAAAGCGTATTTACTCATTGTTGAAAGTATATTTAACATATCTATTATTATTTCTGCGTCCTCTTCTCTGTGTACATAAAGGTACTGCATTTTATTTTGTTTACGAGCTGCAGTAATTGACTCACCAATTTGTGACATAATGTAATCACTCCATTTGGTACTGTAGTAATCAAATCTCTTCATGCTCTTGCAATCGCCCAGTTGTTGGATCAAAATTTATTCTGCCACATAAACCTGTTTCACCGGACCAACGGTTTTTTAAAACTCTTACTGATGTAACGTTTTGTGTTTTTGCTGATTGCTGATTTCTTTCTAAGCCTATTACAATATCACTAAGTTGTGCTATTCCATGACTACCACGTAGTTGACCTAGTGAAGTTGATGCACCTTCTTCATGGCCTTTATCATTAAAAGTTCTTCTTAAATGACTAACTACTATTAATGCTATACCAGTTTCAGATACTAAAGATCTTAATCCTGTCATTATAGCATCTAAGTTTCTACGTTCATCACCGCTTTCATTACCTGATATTACAATACTTAAATGATCTAAAAATATATATTCACATTGTAGAGCTTTAGCTAAGTATCTTATCTTAGATAATAAATGACCTTGCTCTAACGAACCAAAGTGATTGTACAATAAAACATTACCATTATTAAATAATGATTTAAAAGCTTCTGATAATTTTTTCTTATCTTGTTTTTCTGTAGATAAATGTAGTGGTGTATTTAATTCTAGACTTAATAAACTTTCAGCTGACTTTTGTATACTTTCTTCTAATGCTATGTAACCAATTTTTTTATTTTGTTTAATAAGATTAAAAGCTAGCTCACGACAAAATTGACTTTTACCAATACCTGTACCTGCTGTAATTGTAACAAGCTCACCTTTACGCATACCTTTTGTTTTCATATTCATTGATGGAAAAGGATAATTTATAGTTTGAACGACTTCTTTATTAACAACTTTATCTAATAAATCAGCTGCATCAATTATACCATCAGGTCTAAATACTTTTGCGTCCCATAAACAATTTAAAAGTTCTTTTGTTTTATCTGCTACTAACATTTCGTTAGCATCTTTCATTGGTAGTCTTGCTATCTTAGCTTGACCAGGTTGAAATAATTCTGCTACTTGTTTTGCAGCTTTTATTCCGGGCTCATCTTGATCAAAACAAATTATAATTTCTTCAAAGCCTGACAAAAATTCCAGAGATTTAGTTACATCTTTTACTGCTGAGTGTGCTCCATTTTTTAATGAAACAACTGGCCATTGGTTACCATACACTTGACTAACACTTAAACAATCTAGCTCACCTTCAACTATTGTAATACGCTTGCCGGCATCTCTAAATAATTGTTCACCAAATAAACCTGTACTTCTTGCATCACCTAACCAAGAAAATCTTTTATCTTTAAATCTTAATTTGTAAGTGTTGTTTCCATAATCAGCTACATGTACTAATTCATCTTTGTATTTAGCAAATTTGTAATTGTACTTTTTGCAAGTATCAATTTTAATTTTTCTAGAAATTATTGGCTTGTATTCTTGTTCTGTAAGTTCGTTCATATTGGAATTTTGTATTGTTGGAGTTTTATTTTCTGAATACTCGTAGTAATCGCAACCAAAACAATAGGCATGCATGTCGTCATATCGAGCTAAATTATCTTTTGAACCACATGATGGACAGGGTTCGTGTCTTAAAAATTTTGCGGAAGTTTCCATATTACCTTTCTATAAATTGAAATACGCGCGAGGATATTTTTATTACTTCAACATCTATGCGATACAGCAGTCAAGTTAACTGGGTCGGCCGGCTGAAGTAACTACGCGTCCTCGCCGTAGATCACTCTTTCTCCAAAGTAAACCGCTAGGTTTACAAGGCGGTGTTAAGTATCACCCTTTAGGGCGCGTATTTTATTTAGTTTACAAATCATATCGAAAGGCAAAATGTTTGTAGATCTTCATCTACTATGACTGTAAACCATCTAAAACTAGTTGTTGTTGTGTTTCATCTTCACTTTGTAAAGCTTTCTGCCACAACAAATTAATTAATTGTTCACCATCTTTTAAATATGTAGGTGATTTTTCATCTTCAAAGTAATCAGCTTTTTCTAAACAAACTTGTGCTTGTTCAAACTGCTGCTTGTATAAATGCTGAGAGCCAACAGTTAAATACAGATGACCTAAATCATACTTAACATTATGTTGGCTCTTTAATTGCAACAACACATACAAGGAAATCATTGAAAAATTATAAACATCATAAACCCAACCAAGCCAAGCATCACTTGATCTCATTGTAGCCATACAATTTAATTTATTATCTCTAATTAAAAATTGTAAATTTAATGTACAAGGTACATCATTAGTTTTTCTTGGGTTCTCACGCCATATATTAATTACTGCTTGTCTTGATGACGG